GTTGTGGAATGGAGAGGCATGGTGAGTAGAGGTCGGGCGAGGCAAGGCGGTCATGGTGCGTTTCGGTTGGGTCTCGTAAGGTTCGGCTGGGCACGGCGGTCGTGGTGTGTTCCGTTGGGGTGGGTTGGCTTTTGGCGAGGCGGTTAACTTTAAAAGGAGGAGTAAATGAGTAATTTTGCAAGAAAAACTAAACAGCGGATAATCGACGAGTATCTGCAAGCTACTGGTTTGAACATATTTAAAGCTGATGAGTTTGTGGACTGGCTGGCTAACCAGCCGGAACATGAAATGTATGACGCATTTTATGGCGTGGACGATAGCACGGCAGCACGTAACTGGCGTATCGACATGGCACGGCGCATGGCCAGCGGACTACGGATCGTGGTTAAACAAGAAGAAATACAACAAAGTGACGTCGTGTCAATCAAGGTCGCTGAGTATCCGGCATACATATCACCGGTAGCCAAGCGCAAAGAAGGCGGCGGCTACGAACCGTTTGACCCCGACGATGAAACCTCGCAAGAAGAATTACGGCGGCAAGCTGGCGTGGCACTGGCCGCGTGGCTCAACCGCTTCCGTGGGTCCGCGGAACATATCGGGCTCGACATGACGCCAATCGAAAATATTGTCCGCATTCTGCGCGATGATAAAGACGAAGCAGTTGGGGCTTGACAATATGTTGTCACCGTAGTATATAGGAGTTATCTTATGTACTACGGGAGATTGAGATGAAAGTAACAATGAAACCTGAATTGTGGGAAGCCGTTATCGTCGCTATTGATAATGATCTTGATGATTATCACTCAATAGGCACTGAAGGTGACCCAGAGTTAGACATCCGTTACGGCAAAATGCTTCAAGCACGGGGTGAAATTCTTCTTGAAATGAGGGAGAACAACGATGCCAAAGTTTAAAATAACCGCCACGATGGACGTGGGCTACGAGCTAATCGTCGAAGCTGATAACGAAGCCGAAGCATGGCGGATGGCTGAAGGTGACGATGCCGACTGGCTGCAAGTTGACGAAGGTCACGACTGGACGTTGGAAAATGTTTATGAGGTTGAGGATAAAACAAAATACCCAGAATGGAAAGTTGTTGACCCCTACTTTACGGAGAAGAAGTTAAAAGAAAGGAGGCAGAGTGATGACGGCAGTTAAAGATAAGCGGATATCCTATGAGGATATGTATGACCGGTTGCTCGACGTGACCGAAGAGTTTTCCCTTCAAGGGGCAAGCCCTTTTCATGTGGCAAATGTTATGTCACGCTTTGTCGTCGAGTTGTCCTTTGATTGTGCGCCAAATGACGCAGAAGCAACGCATCTGCTACTGGACGCAATCACCGCTCGTATTGAAAGAGATCGTGAAGATGCTGAGTGTAACACGGTGTCATAATTGTAACGAACAGGCCGCCGCAAAAGACGGTGACCTGTTCCTTTGTTCCAATTGCTGGTTTAACGTATGGGCACCACGGGAGATGATACATGGATCTGAAGAAAGAAATTTTAGAAATTTCACGGGAGATGGATTGGCCAACAGCCGTCCAAAACATCAATCAGGTGGTAAGTCTATACGCTTCCCGTATAGCACATGAGGGTCAATTTAGCAGGGAAGCTGTAAAGCGGTCTTGTGAGGTTCAAGCCGCTTGGGAAAGGATCAAACGTGGATAACACCGATAGCTTTGATGAAGCCGGTCACCGGACCGAAGAACTGCTGGATGAAATGGCCAGCGAAGGACACAACGCAGGGGCCGTCATGGGCGGCGCACTGACCGCGCTGGTCTTCCGGCTGATAATATCCTCGCCAGACTCCACGACGGCCATTGGCATGATCACGTCGTGCATGGCCAGCGGCGCACGGGCCGCGGTCGAGTATGAAAGCGAAAAAGAAGAAACAGCGCATTAAAAAAGGGCGGCACATGGCCGCCCTAATTTTTACTTTGGCTTTTTAACAGGTTTTGGTTTTGGTTTCTTGACCGGCTTGGGCGGCTGGATCAACGGCCCAAGTATTTCGTCCAAGAAACCCATAGGATCTTTCTTTCCCATAGCTTTCTCCCGTAGTTGTAAAAGGTAGATTACTACCATGTATAAGAGTCTATCATAGAATCCCATACTTGTATAGAGGGGTGCGACACCATGTCGCAGGTGCTCTGTAACCAAGGCTGGAAGCCAAAAACGTCGTTGGCCGGTCGAGGGTAGTAAACCACCGGAAAACACCTAAAGCCTGTGTATGGGCTTCTATGGGACATTATGGGGGTTTAACTCAATTTAGGTTAACATAGATTTTACCGCTAAAACTTTCTAAAATTTTATACTTGACAAGTATGGGATAATATGTTATAGTGTAAGAACAATCAGAAATGATTGTGCTTGCCCCGATGGGCGGGGTGCGCTGTTTCACATTGTTAATTACTACGGGAGATCAGTATGACTGATACTGTTAAAGACTGGGTGTTGCCTAACGGCTTCACTTTTATCGCTTCAACCGCCGGATGGTACGGCTCATGGGCCAAAGCCACCGATCCGCTGACCGCGGCTCGTAACGCTGTTAGAAATAACGGCGGTAACTATCCGGATTTCGTGTCCGTGTGGTACGGGCCCTCCGAAACCACTTATATAAATGAGATGGGTGGACTTCAATACCATGCCGATACAGCGGATAAAATGGTCCCTATCGGGTTTTTTGAAGTAAAAAAGAACTCAATAAAGCCGTCCAAAGATGAGCGTTACACGCATTCGGAGTTCATGGACGAAAACATGAAAAACTTCGTTAGATCGTTTGAACGGTGGAATGAAGAACAAAAACAATAGCTTAGAGAGCGCGGCCCACGGGTCGCGCTTTTTTAGTTACGCGTTACATATATAGGCTCAAAAATAAAAAAATATTTTTTAGTAAAAGTAGGTGTAACAGGTGTAACGGTGTAACATTTCTTGTAACAGGTTATATTTTATAGACTTTTTTTGTTACACCTTTGTGTTACACCATACGCTAGAGGTGTAACACAGAAAACGGCCTTATTGCGATCCTATTTGGTTTTTTATAAAAATAATTTTTGCTCTATATAGTGTAATGCGTTACTAATATCTGAACGTGACCTTTTTAACGGGGTAATTATGGCAAGAGTGGCGGCGAGTAAAGTAACAGGTAAACCTAGAGAACGGCGAGGCAGACCACCGGCTGGTGTAGATCAGCCACTGACGCGCAAACAGGAGCTTTTTGTAAAAGAACTGGTGAGCAAAGACGGGCAGATTACGTTACGAGAGGCGGCCATCAATGCTGGATATGCTGTAACGTCGGCGCATAGTCGAGCTTATGAACTGACTAATCCGCACATATCGCCCCATGTTGTGGCGGCTATACAATCTTATCGTCGAGAGCTTGACGAAAAGTACGGCATCACCTTTCACCGGCACGTCAGAGACTTGCAGAACATACGGGATATTGCTTTGCAGAACGGGGCATATAGTGCCGCCGTGCAAGCTGAATACCGACGGGGACAAGCGCAGGGGGACATATACGTCAATAAATCAGAAATCCGTCATGGCTCTATCGACAGTATGAGCAAAGAGGATGTTTTGAAAGCGTTAGAGGAAATCAAACAAAGCTATGCCCCAATCACAATCGACGTCACTCCCAAAGAAAAAGAGAATGCCAGCAATCGCAACAAAGCGCGAAAGCGGCTTTTACAAGCAGATAAAGGAAGCGGCGCAGAGGTCGAAGCGGAAATTACTGCTGACGCGGATTGAAAACTATGTGGGAGCCGGAATACCAGACTTACTTATATGTGACGAGTTTGGTGTGTTTCATTTTGTGGAACTTAAATTTCTGACAAGTAATGGCGTTACGTTACAGCCGTCACAAGTAGCGTGGTTATCCCGTCACCATCATAGCCCGTCATGGATACTGATAAAGAAACAGAACAAGCCGACAGATGAGCCGGAAATGTTTTTGTATCCGGCCAGTGCGGCGGTTGATTTGAAAATGGACGGCTTGCAATCCGTCGAGCCGTTGCATCACCAAAAAGGAAAATTTAACTGGGATGTGCTTTTCGACTTGATTTGTCCCACATAATCCTATATGTAGAGGCATCGTTAATCAATACGGGAGTTTTAGCGAATGAAAAAATATAATAGCGTTTTGACGTTTTCTTTTTCCGTCGATCATAACGAAGAAAACGGGACAGATTTAAACCCTGATGATGTACGCGCCGCATTTAACAATCGGTTGTCATCTATGACCGATCAAGAGTTATGGGAAAGTGTCGGCGGTGGCGCGTATCTCGACGGCACTATCCAAAACTAGCACGGGAGATTGCGAACTAATGTTTATATTTAGTCTTATTGGCCGGTTGTTGTATGGGCCGGATTGGGAAAAACACACACAAAAACGAACGCGACATATAAGCCGACGCCGACGTCGTTAAAATTTTAAAAAATAATAGGCCCCGTCAAAATATCTTGACGGGGCTTTTTTTAACTCTTATATAAGAGAAATCTTATAGAAACACGGGAGATTAAATTGACTATTGATTATGATGCTATATATGACGCCGTCGATAAAATTTCTAAAACTTCTAATGAAGTTGAAATAAAAAATATTGTTTACGGTTTGGGAGATATTGAAAGAAAAAAGTTAAAAGAGATTGTGCGGCGTGTTTCTAAATTGCGCCATATCGCAACCTGAATATTAGGCCCCGTCAAAATATCTTGACGGGGTTTTGTTTTTTGTATATATGGGACAAAGCGCATTCAATTACGGGAGCTTTTGAAATGCTTAAAACTGTCAAAAATTCTACAGCCAATAAAACGGCGGGCTTGGCCGTTACATATAGAGCGGGCAAGGCTAACAATTTTGGGACATGCCCCGCAGATTGTAAGTTAAACGATAGCGGGCGCGGGTGTAAATCTGATCAAATAGATTTTGAATATTTAGACGCCGTGTTAGATGCCAAGCCGCGACGCGGGGAAAGCTTCACATATTCCCATTTTCACCCGTTATACTGGGCGCATAAATTGGCCCCGAATAAAACCACAATAAATTTTAGCGCGGATAATTTGGCCGAAGCCGTGCAAATTATGAAAGATAAGGTTGCGCCGGTTGTAACAGTCGTAAAAAAATCTTTTTGGAAAAATGGAAAAAACGCAATTGCCGACGGGGTTAGGGTCATACGTTGCCCCGCTGAATATTTAGAAAATTTAGGTTGCGTCAATTGTGGTGGTAAAGATGGCCCGTTATGTGCGCGGTTAAATCGTGATTTCATTATCGGCTTTACTGGCCACGGGGCCAGCAAAAAGAAAATAGAAAACGATAAGCGCGGGGGCTGTTATGCGGCGGGCGGTAATGTTGCCATTCATTGGCGGGCAACGGCGGGCCAGAAACAGGACCAAACCGACGGGGATAAGTTGCGGGATTTTGTCAAAACGCTATCACCCCGCGCTATTATCCGGCATCACGTCGCGGGTGATATAGGGGCCGAATAAAACTTTTAAAAAATTCAAGTTGCATAATATCCCATAATCTGATATGAAAATGACCGGCGGCGCGTTTTGCCCGCCGGTTTTTTAACTTTTACGGGAAACTAAAACCATGAATTACACAATCGAAAATCCAAACAATATGATGCAAATTGACGGACAGCCGCAAAATGGCATATCAGGTGCTAACCAAGGCCCCCGCCATGAAAAGCACACAATCGAAAATAACAAAAATTCACTTCAAAACCTACTTTTGAAGGTTCAAGATCAACACGCCCGCGCCGCTGATTATTTGGCCCCGACGCATGATTTACAGAAAATCACGTCTGACAATGGGCGGCCGCAAGTAGTTATTGAACAGCGCGGCGGGGAACCTACCAAAATTTTTGATATAAACGACGTGGCGTTTACGCAAATTGCTGGCCATGCGGAAATAGACGCCCGCACGGCCCGCCGGTTGCAATCTGAATATTCACCGGAATTTGACGCGCTTATAAATGCAATCTGGCAAAAAAAGCCCGCCGTTAGAATGTTGAGAACCCATGACATAGCAACCGAACAGCCGCCCGTATTTGGCGGGGTTGGTTTAAACGTGCCGCCGCGCTCAGAATGGAATAACGCACAAAATCCAAACGGCGTTTTGCGGGCTTTTGTTTCTGATAAGTTTAAGACGTTCGACAATATCAACTTGCTGCAATCGGCGTTGCCGCAGCTAATGGATAACCCCGCCGCGTTTCAGGTTGTGAACGCCGACGTGACCGATAAGAGGCTATATTTGCGGCTTAAATCACTGGTCCAAACCGGCACGGGCGCTAGTGTCGGTGATATCATGGCCAATGGTATCGGCTTACAAAATTCGGAAGTTGGCGCGGGCTCAGTTAGCGTTTATCAAATCGCGTGGACGTTGGCTTGCCTTAATGGAATGCAGACCCAAAACAAAACGCGGTCCAGCCATATTACAAGCGCCCGTGATAGCGACGACTGGGGCTTGTTATCTGACGCGGCAAAAGACGCCGATAATAAAGCGCTTGAATTAAAAATTCGCGATTTAGTCGGCGTTTATTCCAGCCGTGACGCATTCGATCAAGTTATTGAGCAAATGAAACAAGCCGCCGCCGACGTGATCGACGGCGTGGCCGTCGAGAAAACCGCCGTTGTTGAAAACCTTGGAAAGGTTATGCAGCTAACGAAAAAAGAAACTAGCAGCGTTCTTGACGGGTTGCTGGATACAATCGGTCAAGCCGGTTATGAAACCGGCAAGCCGTTATCCCGTGCGACGTTAGTCAATGCGGTGACCGCCGTTGCGAATAAGGCCGACGCCGACGACGTCGACGCGTGGCAATTACGGGGCGGCCAAGTGCTAAACATGAAAGCCGCCGACTGGCAACGCGTGGCCGCCGTGGCCGCATAACCGGCCCCGCAATATTCCACACTGGCCCGCCGGTTAAGGCGGGCCTTTTTTTATGGGGGTTGCATTGTATGCGATAATATGAGACAACAGGGCATCGGGTGGCCGTGGTGGCCGCCCCTGTTTAAACTACGGGAATAAAAAAATGGAAAATTTAAACATTGTGGACATGATCGACGAAAGATTGCCGGAAGGGTTGGATGATGAAAGCCGGACAGAAGATTTGAAAGCCGCAATTAAAGAAGTTTTGGCCGGTGCAACCCCGACAATGGATATTGAATAATGGCTAGCCAGTTAATCAGGGCCTTGCGTGATATCCTGATTAGAACGCTGATTTGTTACGGGGTTATTTGCGTGATCGTAATATTAGCGATTTAAGCCCCAACAACGCCAACAACGCGCCCCGCTGGTACATTACCGGCGGGGCTTTTTTTATGCCCGCTCACTGGCCCGCGTTGCCGGTTTAAAAGAGTTAATGAAGCCGCGCCGTGGCCCGCGCTCATTTCCCCAAACTTACCGGCCCGTGGCCCGTGGCCAGTTGGCACCGGTCACCTTATCCGGTAATTAGCCCGGCAATCGCTGCATTTGGCCCGCTGGCCGTGGTCACCGGCAACCGGCCCGTCAACCGTGCAACGGGAACGAAAGCCCGTGTTTTGCGGCCCGTGGCCCGTTGTCGGGTCCCTTCCGGTATCGGGTCAAAAACCGCAGAAATCCGCCAAAAAATCGCGATTTTCGCGCCGCCGCCCACGTGGTCGCAAGCGGGAGCATGGGCCATGTTTCTCGCAAATATTTATGTGAAAAATGATATGGGTTGTTAACTGCCTAATTATTGTGCATATTTGTGCACATCTTTTATGCAGTTAGGGGCCCCCTATGGATGTGTCTGATCAAGAGGCGAAACTTCGTCTTCGACTAGCCCAGATTGAGAAGAATGAAGCTTGTCGGGAGGAGTTTCTGATCTTTGTAAAAAATATGTGGCCAGAGTTTATTGCTGGTCGTCATCACAAAATTATTGCTGACAAGTTGCAGAGAGTGGCTAGTGGTGAGTTGAAGCGTTTGATCATCAACATGGCTCCGCGTCATACCAAATCAGAGTTCGCTTCGTTCTTGTTTCCCGCGTGGATGATGGGTAAGAATCCAAAGATGAAGATTATTCAGGCAACGCACACCACGGAGCTTGCTGTTAACTTTGGACGAAAGACGAAGAACTTAATTGATAGTGACGATTACAAAGACATATTCCCGGAAGTGCGTCTGGCTGCTGATAGTAAAGCGTCGGGACGATGGGACACGGCTAGTGGTGGAATGTACTATGCCGTTGGTGTTGGATCGAACTTGGCGGGACGCGGTGGTGATCTCGTAATCATTGACGATCCGCATTCGGAGCAGACGGCAATGTCGGCGAATGGTTTTGACGACGCATGGGATTGGTACACAGGGGGCCCCCGGCAGAGGCTCCAGCCGGGTGGGTCGATAGTTCTGGTTCAGACCCGGTGGTCCGAGAAGGACATGACGGGTCAGCTTCTCCGTGCAATGGCTAAAGATCCGTTAGCCGATCAGTGGGAGGTTGTGGAGCTTCCGGCTATTTTTGAAGATGACACGCCGTGCTGGCCGGAGTTCTGGTCTCTTGATGATCTCACCGCGGTCCGCGCATCTATCCCGCCTAGCAAGTGGAATGCTCAGTACCAGCAGAACCCGACTGGTGAAGAGAATGCGATTATCAGGAGGGAATGGTGGAAGCGTTGGGACAAGTCGAACGTGCCCAACTTGGAGTTTGTGATCCAGAGTTATGACACGGCGTTTAGTAAGAGAGAAACGTCTGACTATTCTGCGATTACGACGTGGGGTGTATTTCATCCGGAAGAAGCTGGGGGTCCCCCGGCCTTGATACTTCTTGATAGTAAAAAGGGGCGTTGGGATTTTCCGGAGTTGAAGGAGGTAGCTCTGGATCAGTATAAGTACTGGGACCCCGACACCGTCATCGTGGAGGCGAAGGCGTCTGGTTTGCCGTTGACGCATGAATTAAGAAATGTCGGAATACCCGTTGTTAACTTTACGCCGAGCAAAGGGAATGATAAGGTAACGCGAGTTCATTCTGTATCTCCGTTATTTGAGGCGGGTATGGTTTGGGCACCGGATGAGGTATTTGCAGACGAGTTGATTGAAGAGGTAGCTGCTTTTCCGAATGGTGAGTACGACGATTTAGTGGATAGTATGACCCAAGCGTTGATGCGTTACAGGCAGGGTAACTTCATACAGCTTCCGTCTGATGACTGGGATGAAGAAGATAATTACGCTAGGGTACACGCTTATTATTAGAGGGACAGCGGACGCATGGGAAATTCTGTAGTAGATCTTGGTCAAGGGGGTTTCCGTCCTGAGATATCTTTTTCTGGGGGTATCATGGAAAGCACTCCGCAGATTGCATCTATTGATGGTGATCCTGTTTACGGGGATTTAAGAACCAAGCAGGCTAGTGGAAGAATAGGGGGTTCTTATGAAACCTCTAGCGGGGATGTATTTGGCGCAGGTGTTTCTGGTGGCATGGAGAAATCCAGATTAGAACTTCCGTCCTCTTTACAGGCTTTTGGGGCCCCCGCCCGTATTGATCGGGGCGAGGGAAAGATTGTAGCTCAAAGTTATGATGCTTTTGCGGAATTGTCCGATGTTTTCGGTATAGAAGGGGCTAAAGCTTTAATTCGTGGTAATTACACTCCCAGTTCTATGGGGGAGGACTCTTATGAAGCAGGGGTTAATTTAAGCATTCCTTTTGAAAACGGCGGTGAAGTAGGAATTATGTCCGCGCTTCTCGACCCACGAATTGATTTACCGAACTCTGCGCAGCAGACCGCGGTCCGTCAATCAGGCCGAGAGGGTAGTGCCCTTTCCTCACAGTTTTATCCTGAAGGGTCTTTGACCTTTGAACAGATTTTGGAAACAAAGTACGGGTATCCTTCTGACGTGGACCGTGAGATATATGAATCTGATAGCACTGAGGTTATGAGAGCCGAGCGTCCCCGGCATGATTTGCCTACGTATCAGGAGTTGGAGGATGCGCGAGCTCATGCCTTGCAGACGGCGTTATTGGCGCAGGAGTTAGGGCCGAAGACGGCAACGAAGCTTGGGGGCATTGCTGAGTTTTCGGACAGGATCTTTAGTAGCGCAACTTCTGAAGATGTTGTTATGGATAAGAGAAACAATGCTTTTGGTGCTAAACTGTTGCAACAAGCTGGCATAAACGCTACGCCGCAACAGATTACCAAGATGGTTGATGATGAGGTTTTTAAACAACTAGACGTAGTGCTTGGTCGTGAGAAGGGTGAGCGTAGGTTTAAGTCACCGGAGTCTGGGTTAGACATATTTTTTCCCAGAGATAAACAAGGCTTTTTTAACGTAACAAGGTAGAAGACGGAGATAACACATGGCTCGTGAACCGATTGCCGGAATGATAGACAAGAATGTCCCGTCTCAGTTGGACATGGAGGACTTAGCTGCGGAAGTTGAGCTAGAGATTCCCGGCAGCATGGACGACAACGTCGTTGCTTTTGAGGGTGTTGCCGAGGGCATGGACATAGAGATGATCCCGGATGAGGACGGTGGTGTAACCATTGATTTTGATCCGCAGGACCAGCGCGGCAAAGGTGATGATTTCTACATGAACTTGGCCGAGGAGATACCGGACCGTGAGTTGTCCCGTATTGCTGGCGAGTTAATGTCTGAGTTTGATGCTAATAAGTCGGGACGACAGGAGTGGGAAGATGCTTACGCCAACGGTTTGGAACTTCTTGGTTTCTCCTATGAGGAGAGAGCGCAGCCATTCCGAGGAGCTTCCGGAGTTACGCACCCCTTGCTCGCAGAGGCTGCTACACAATTCCAAGCGCAGGCGTTTAACGAGTTGTTGCCAGCGTCGGGTCCCGTGCGAACTGCTGTCTTGGGAGCCGAAACAAGGGAAAAAGAGCAGCAGGCCATCCGCGTAAAGCAGTTTATGAACTACTACATCACCAACGTGATGGAGGAATACACCCCTGAACTTGACCAGATGTTGTTCTTTTTGCCTTTGGCGGGGTCTACGTTCAAGAAAGTTTACTATGATGAGACAAGAGGACGTGCTGTAAGTAAGTTTGTACCGGCAGAACACCTAGTTGTGCCGTATGAAACGTCAGATTTAGAGACTTGTCCCAATATAACGCAGGTTATCCGCATGTCATTGAACGATTTGCGGAAGAAACAGGTGTCTGGGTTCTATCTGGACATGGATGTGTTGCCCGCGCAGGGTGAGTCAGGGTCCGTGGAGGACGAAATACAGCGTATTGACGGTGTAACACCCACTCAGATCGACTATGACTGCACGATTTTGGAGTGTCACGTTGATTTGGACCTTGAGGGGTATGAAGAAGAGGATGAGGACGGTGAATTAACCGGTATCAAGATACCATATATTGTCACCATCAGTCAGGATAACGGTCAGATACTGTCAATTAGGCGAAATTATCGTGAAGATGACGAAGATAAGCGAAAAATACAGTATTTTGTGCATTATAAGTTCCTTCCGGGATTTGGTTTTTACGGTTTGGGGCTTATTCACACGATTGGCGGGCTGTCACGGACCGCCACAGCGGCACTGCGACAGTTAATCGACGCTGGTACGTTGTCCAACCTCCCAGCGGGTTTCAAAGCCCGCGGACTACGGATCAGGGACGACGATGACCCGTTGCAGCCCGGTGAGTTTCGCGATGTGGATGCTCCCGGAGGGGCTATTCGTGACAGCCTGATGCCGCTGCCGTTCAAAGGGCCTGATGCGACGCTGTTTAACTTGCTTGGGTTTGTTGTTCAGGCGGGTCAGCGGTTTGCGACGATTACAGACCTGAAAGTGGGTGATGGTAACCAGCAGGCGGCTGTTGGAACGACTATTGCGATGCTGGAGCAGGGTTCTCGTGTGATGAGTGCGGTGCATAAGCGGTTGCACTATGCCATGCGTATTGAGTTCAAGATGCTGGCGCGGGTTATGTCGGAGAGTCTGCCGCAGGAGTATCCGTATTCTGTAGAGGGTGCGGAGTCTGCCGTAATGGCGAGTGACTTTGACGACAGGATTGACGTGGTTCCTGTATCAGATCCGAATATGTTTAGTCAGGCGCAGCGAATTGCGCTGGCACAGACCAAATTACAGCTTGCTGGTGCCGCTCCAGAGCTTCACAACATGCACGAAGTGTACAAGGACATGTATGAGGCGCTGGGTGTTAAGGACACTGACAGGATAATGAAGCGTATCCCTGATGAGGAGCCAGCGCCAAAAGATCCGGCGCAGGAAAATATAGACGCTATGGACATGGTGCCTTTGCAGGCGTTTGAGGGTCAGGAGCATGAGGCGCATATAATGGCGCACATGGTTTTTGGGTCTACACCAATGGTTGCAGGAATGCCTGCTATTGCCATGTCTTTGCAGAAGCACATTATGGAGCATGTGCGGATAGCGGCTCGTGAGCGGGCGGCAGTACAGTTTATTCAGTCTAGGCAGGCTGTTGGAGGGGCTGCGGCCACAGAAGAGGAGATGTTGCAGGTAGAGGGCCTGACTGCACAGTTTGTGGCTGAAGGTATGCAGATGGTCAAGCAGATGTCTCAGCAGGTATCAGGTCAGGGCCCGGATCCACTGGTTCAGTTGAAAGAGCAGGAGCTACAGATTAGAGCACAGGCTGAACAGGCAGATGCTCAGAATGATGCGGCTAAACTAAATCTGGATGCACAGAACCAGCAGATACGGGCATCTCAGTTCCAACAGAAGCTTGCCAGTCAGGAAAAACAGACCCAAGCACGTATTCAGTCTGCAATGGAGAGGGAACTACTCAAAAAACAATAGCTTGGGGGCTAAATGGAACCGATTACCACGGCGTTAGCCGGTTTTGCGTTATTTAAAAGTGCTGTCGATGGCATCAAGGGTGCTATCGGAACGGCTAATGACGTGTCCGAAATAGCTGGTTATATTGATGCTTTGTTCGATGGTGAGAAGCAGGTCCAGCAGGAGCGCAACCGAAAATCAGGCATAGGCATGGGGGACCAGCTTGGCGTAAAATCTGTAGCAACAGAGATTATAAATGCGCGTCTGGCTCAAGAGCAGATGCAAGAGATCGCCACTATGGTTGATTTTCGTTTTGGTCATGGCACATGGAAATCTATTACTGAAGAGAGGGCTAGGCGCATACAAGCTGCCAAAGAGGCGGCGATGCAGGCAAAGCGACAGAAATTGAGAGAGCAGAGAGAGTTGGAAGAGACAATAAAAAATGTCGTTTTGACTTTAACCGTGGTAGTGGTGGCTTTTGGATTTTTTGTATTCTTGTTTATGGTGGTGCTATGAAACAGAAAAAATTGTCAGAGAACTCACGGTTTGCACAGTTTGACCTAGATAATGACGGCACTGTGACAGATGATGAGATTGCTCACGCAAAGGACATGCTGGAGTTAGAACTCCGTGAGGAGAAGGCTGATGCACAAAAGCGAATGGCTTGGATCGCTGTGGCTAGTATGGTTGGCTTTGCGCTTTTGCCGCTTGTTCCGTGGATACCAGAAAGCAGGCTAACTTTTCTAGCTAGTCTCAGTGACATGCTGTTTTTGAGTCAGGCATCTATTGTTGGCTTTTACTTTGGTGCACAGGCGTACATGGCGAAAAAATGATCCACGCTTTTGTGCTTGTACTGGTTTTGGGCGGCAAGGTTCAGAGCCAAGACATGTACTTCCGTTCAGTAACTGATTGCAATTTTTTCGCATCACAGGTAACAAAGAGGTATGGGAATTATCAGCATTATAGCGGAGTTCCCTCAGAACATAAGGCAACTGCGTATTGTAAACCTGTAAAAGTGAGTGCAGACAAAGAGTTATATTAATGGCCTTGAGAGAGTACATTTTGGTAATCTCCATGTGGGGAAATGATGGGGTAACGGATCACTACATTGGTCAGATGTCACTTCAACAGCCCATGAGCCAAAAACAATGTCACTGGATGTTGGATGATAAACGCTGGTCAGCCGCGTATGATAATAAACATTATAAAATGGCCATGCACTGTTTTCCAAAGGACTGTGCAGGAAAGGAACGCTGTGAGTGAGGAAAAGAAAAAGCCGATATCGCTAGCTGTTGGGGAGAACAGCTTTGAGTTAGTGCTTCGTATATTAGGTAATGAGTTTATAGCCATACGGATAGGGTCAACTAATTTCTCCGGTAAATTAATCGCAGGTGGCGTGTTGCTACTCTTCTTCACATTTATGCTTATGGAGGTCTTTGGCCTGTCTCGTATAATGGGTGTTGAGTGATGTTATATCTTTTACCGCCTCTATGGCTTTTTTCGTTCTTTTGCGGGTATTTGTTTGGATAAACGATGGCCACTAAATTAAACGAGAATACTGAATTATCCATGCCCATTCGAAATTTAATTGCGTTGCTTATTGCGGCAACTGTTGGTACGTGGGCGTATTTTGGTGTGATTGAACGCCTTAACACCATTGAGAATAAGATACTTTTGATGGAAACAGATTTGGGAATGAATACAGAATTTAGGATTAAATGGCCGAGGGGCGAGATGGGATCGCTTCCGGCCGACTCTGAACAATTTATGCTTATTGAGCACCTGTCTGAGCAACTTGCTAAATTACAGGAGCAGATAGATGAGGGTCGCGCTCCACATGACCAGCAACAAAAATTAACTTTGGATTTTTACGAAAAGCGGTTAACTAATATTGAGGAACAGATTGAGAAAATAAGGAACGCCCAACGTGGTAATTGAGACAATTACATTAATATTATACATGAGCGGTGACGTTACAGAACATACAGCATTTGAGCAAATTGCTAAGTGTCTCAAAGCAAAACGCACTATTGAGCGCAATCTGTATAAAAAAACTTCTTCTGTTCGATATGCTTGTGAAAACAAGACGGTTGAGGTATCGAAGAATACAGATGGCACAAATTATATTGTAAGGATAGTGGAATGATACAGGCTCTTATTGGCCCCATCTCCTCTCTAGCTGGCACATGGCTAGAGGGTAAAGTCGAAAAGACAAAGGCTGAAGCTGGCGCAAAAGTAGCAAAAGCCCAAGCGGAAGCTGTCATTATGCAGAAAAAAGCTACCGGAGAAATCGACTGGGATCTGAAGATGGCTGATGCTTCGGCACATAGCTGGAAAGACGAGTGGCTTACTATTTTGTTTTCGATCCCGCTTATACTATCATTCTGTGGGGATTGGGGTAGAGAGATTGTTCAGAACGGTTTTGCGGCTCTTGAGGCCATGCCGCAATACTATCAATATACGCTTGGAGTTATCGTGAGCGCGAGTTTTGGAACACGAGCGGCAACAAAGTTTTTTGGGAAAAAATGATGGAAGCAAACTTTTTTAAAAGTCTTGAGATGGTTCTCAAGCACGAAGGTGGTTTTGTGGATCACCCTGAAGATCCGGGGGGCGCAACTAACAAGGGCATTACACACAAGACTTACTCTGATTTTTTGGGTAGACCCTTAGAGGACGTAAGTGAATTGAAGAATATTCCGGATGAGCATGTTCAACAAATCTATAAAGATGGTTACTGGAATAGAGTAAAAGCAGATCAACTCAGCAGTGGGGTGGACTTTTGTGTTTTTGATTGGGCCGTTAATTCTGGTCCCGGAAGAGCGGCGAAAGCTTTACAGAAGGCCGTTATGGTTACACAAGATGGTGCGATAGGGCCTATGACTTTAGCTGCGGTTGAAGAAGAACTACCAGAAGAGGTTATCGAAAAGATAACTAAAGAAAGAGAAGAGTTTTACCGTAGCCTAAGAACTTTTGATACTTTCGGAAAAGGGTGGCTACGTCGTAACGAAGAAACTCGTGACTTTGCGTTGGAAATGATATAACACTATATCGGATTTAACGCGGAGATATACGAGTGGATGAGATACATTTTGCGGAGGCCGTTTTCCGTATAGTTAAAGAGAGACGGCAGGCTATTTATGATTTGTTGATATATGACAACGTAAGTAGCATAGAGCAATATCGTGAGCTCATGGGTAATTTAAAAGCCCTAGATCATGTGGAACAGGAACTCAAGAGCCTGCTAGATAAACAGGAGCAAAGCAATGGTTGACTTGAAGGCAGCAGCCGAAGGTGTTGCAAAAATTTCAGAGGCTTATAAAGAGCCTGAAGACAGAGTATTAGACCCCGAAGCGATTGGGGCTTCCCTCCTAGAAAGAATGCCGACTCCGACAGGATGGCGTCTGTTGGTTTTGCCTTACAGAGGTAAGGGTAAAACAGATGGTGGTATTTATCTACCGGATGCGGTTGTTCAAGAACAAACGGTTTCTACACAAGTAGGATACGTCCTTAAAGTTGGATCTCTAGCTTATAAGGATTCAGAAAAGTTTCCCACCGGAGCTTGGTGTGAACAGGGTGATTGGGTGATGTTTGCCCGTTATTCTGGCTCACGCTTCAAGATAGATGGCGGGGAGGTCCGTATACTCAATGATGACGAGGTACTGGCTAAAATTATGGAACCCGAAGACATTCTTCATTTCTAGGAGCAGAATATGGCAGAGGAAGATAAGCAACAAATTGAATTAGAGCTTGAGGACACACAAGACACTGAGGTTGAGGTAAAAGCTGGAGAGGCAGCCGAAACTGAAGTAGAGGCGTCAAGCGACGATCAGTTTGAAAAAGCAGAGAGTAATACGCAGAAACGTATAGATCGTTTGACTAAGAAAATGCGGGAAGCAGAGCGTCAGAAAGAGGAAGCTCTGAGATACGCTCAAGGTGTTCAAGCTGAAGCGGACGGTTTGAAAAGCCGTATGAATGCTTTAGACACTAATTATGTTAATGAGTATAGTAACCGTGTTACTAGCGAGATGGCTTCTGCTGAAGGAGAACTGGCTAAATCTATAGAGATTGGTGACACGAATGGAGTTGTTGAGGCGCAAAGAAAGATCACGAGACTCGCGATTGAGAATGATCGCGCGGAACAAGCTAAAGCGCAACAGGAGAGGGCGGCGCAACAAATTAGAGCGCAGCAGGAAGCACAGGTCCATGCTCCTATGCCACAGCAGCAACCTCGCCGTCCGGACCCGAAGGCTGAAAGCTGGGCGTCGAGAAACGAGTGGTTCGGCACTGATGAGGCTATGACATATGCTGCTTTTGGAGTGCATAAAAAGCTTATCGAAAATGAAGGGTTTGACCCGCAGAGCGATGAGTACTATAGTGAGTTAGACAAGCGTATGCGAGAAGAGTTCCCGCATAAGCTAAAAAACGGGGAAAGCCGACGGCCCGCTCAGACCGTTGCTTCCGTATCCCGGTCGTCATCTGGGCGCAGTAGTGGGAAAAAGGTTAGACTCACCCCTAGCCAAGTCGCGATAGCGAAGAAATTGGGTGTGCCGCTTGAAGAATACGCGAAATACGTGAAGGAGTAAGTAAATGACTGAAGAACAAAACGAAATGTTTGAAGGTACAGTTAAACGTACTTCTCGCGCAAACCAGACTAGGGAAAAGACGGCGCAGCGTAAGCCGTGGGCTCCCCCGTCTATGTTGGATGCACCACCTGCACCGGATGGTTATAAGCATCGTTGGATACGAGTGGAAACTCGTGGTTTTGACGATACTAAAAACATCAGCGCAAAATTGCGTGAAGGTTATGAACTTGTTCGTAGGGATGAGTACCCAGACTTTGAGGCCCCGGTAATTGACTCAGGTAAATATGAAGGTGTGTTTGGAGTAGGTGGTCTTATTCTTGCTCGTATACCAGACGAAACAGTTGCTGAACGATCAGCTTACTTCAACCAGAGAAGTGCAGATCAGATGCAAGCGGTGGATTCTGATATGATGAGGGAGAATGCACATTCGACTATGACGATCAACAAACCAGATCGTCAATCTCGTGTAACTTTTGGTGGTCCTCAGAAATGACGGCTACCTCTTTGTCAAATAGGAGCAACTAATGGCAAATACCCTAACAGGTGGATTTGGCCTTCGTCCTATTGGTAAAACGGGCGGCAATATCAATAACAACGCTACGACGATGTATGAAATTGCTAACAACTACACAACTGCTATCTATAACGGTGGGATTGTTGTCCCAAGCTCTGCTGGAACAATTATTTGTTCTGATCAGGCAGTAGCTCCTTTAGGTGTTCTAGGTGGTGTTGAGTACGTTGATTCCGTTACCGGTAAGTCGACTCACCTTAATTACTGGCCCGGCTCAAACGCTGTAAGTGTTGACACTAATCATCCTGTCAAAGCTTATGTGTATGATGATCCAATGCAGTTATATGTTGTAGTGGCAGATGGAACTAATACCAACCGGGCAACCGCGTTGGCAGATGTTTTTGCTAACTGTGACATGGCGAGTGTTAACAACGGTAGCACAAATACAGGCAAGTCTTCAGACATGCTTGATATTAGCACCGCTGCGACAACCGCAAACTTGGATGTTCGTATTGTTGGACTCTACGAAGAAGAAGGCAACACGGATTATTCCGCAGTTGGTCATCAGTACATCGTTCGTTTGAATGCACCGTTCAACTCAGGCTTTGCTGCTGCCGTAGGCACCGCAGCGAACACCGGAATATAGGAGGCTAGCACATGGCTATTTCAAGAGCACAACTAGCTAAAGAGCTAGAACCCGGTCTAAATGCACTTTTTGGGCTTGAGTACGACCGTTACGAGAACGAGCATGCTGAGATCTTCGCAGAAGAGTCTTCAGATCGTTCATTTGAAGAAGAAGTGATGCTTGGGGGTTTCTCAACAGCACCGACTAAAGAAGAAGGCGCAGCCATCTCTTTTGACGATGCTCAAGAGACATTCACTGCCCGGTACACACACGAGACAATCGCTTTGGCGTTCTCAATTACTGAGGAAGCCATTGAGGATAATCTGTATGACCGTCTGGCATCACGCTACACCAAGGCTCTGGCCCGCTCTATGGCCCAGACCAAGCAGATTAAAGCTGCGGCTATCCTGAACAATGCGTTCAGCACAGGCGCATCTGCAATCGGTGATGGTGCAGCACTTTGTTCTTCATCACACCCCTCACTCACAGGTAACCAGCGTAACTTGCTTTCAACCGCTGCTGACTTGAACGAAACTTCGCTTGAGCAGATGTTGATTGATATTGCAGGTTTCACTGATGAGCGTGGTCTGAAAATCGCAGTTCGTGGAATGAAACTGATCATTCCAAAAGAATTGCAGTTTATCGCAGAGCGTGTGATTAACTCAAACTTGCGTTCAGCAACGGCTGATAACGACGCAAATGCTATCAAGAACATGGGCATGCTTCCTGAAGGGGCGGTAGTTAACCATTTCTTGACAGATACAGATGCGTTTTTCATCAAGACCGATGCACCTAACGGTTTCAAACATTTTAACCGTTCTCCAATCAAGACTGCTATGGAAGGTGACTTTGACACCGGAAACATGCGGTTCAAGGCCCGTGAGCGTTACAGCTTCGGCGTTTCTGATTGGCGTTGTGTGTTTGGAACACCGGGCGCAGCCTAACAACCTCTTTTCCCGTAGAGAGGTTTTTAAAGAGCGGCTTCACAGCCGCTCTTTTTTATTGTATAGTTTTTTCACTTCCTGACAGTCGCATTGGGCGGCTGACATTAGCCAAGACAGGAGACTCAAATGGCTACCACTACTTTTAGCGGAGCAGTACGCTCCGAAAATGGTTTCAAGGTTATAAATAAAAACGCATCTACAGGTGCGGTAACAGAAACCTCTTCTATCGCCTCTACGGGCATTATCACAAACAAATTCGTAAAACACGTTGGTTTTGCAACAGGTGTAACAGTAAACACAACAGCAGGGGATAGTCCTGCTATCGGTGAGTTTACACAGCCCGCCAACACGATCATTACTGACATTAAAATCTTTTGTGTTACCGCCCCAGTTATTGGAACAGGTGATATTGGATATGAGGTCGGCACTTCTAGTTCTGGAGCACAGATTGTTGCAGCTATAACGGATGAGATCCTTGATGGTGGAACAACTGTTGTTGTTGGTAACGTGACAACTACCACATTAGTTGCGACAACACAAAATGCAACTACTGCGCCAGTTTCTCCTCAATACACTTCGGCTGAAAGAACAATTTTCTGTAACATTACAAACACTGTAGATGCTACGACAGCCGGGTCTTTCACGTTCATCATTGAATACGTTCAGGTGGCCTAGTAAGTTGTTCATAAAAGGAGATTTACATGGCGGATGCAGTAACCTCACAAACGCTGATTGATGGTCCTAAACATGCCGTTATGAAGTTTACTAACGTCTCTGACGGGAGCGGAGAGTCTGCCGTAAAGAAGGTAGATGTATCAGCTTTGGCCAGTAGTTTAGACGGTGTTGCGTGTAGTGAAGTCGTTATAGAACGTATTTGGTGGCAGTGTAACGGGATGAAAGTAATAATCCTGTTTGACGCCACCTCTAATGCTTTCTGTATTGAGTTGGGTGAAAACCAAAGTGGTCATCACGATTACAACTCTTTCGGCGGTTTAACTAACAATGCAGGCAGTGGAAAAACTGGAGATATTTTATTTACAACAGTTGGTCACTCCTCTGCGGACACTTATACGATTATGTTATACATGCGTAAGAAGTATGCGTAGGGAGTAACTAGATGGCAACTCGTAAAGCTACGATGCCAAAACGTAACAAGAAAAATTTCCGTCCCACAAAATCTGGGGCGGGAATGACAAAAGCCGGTGTTGCAGCTTATAGAAAAGCTAATCCCGGCTCTAAATTAAAGACGGCTGTGACGGGCAAAGTTAAACCGGGCAGTAAAGACGCAAAACGTCGTAAATCATACTGTAGTCGTTCTAAAGGCCAGATGAAGATGCATAACATAAATTGTTCAAAAACACCGAAAAAGCGTATTTGCGCTGCTCGTAGGAGATGGAAATGTTAAATCAACAGTTTGTGGTAGGCACTCTTTTTGTTGCTTTAGTGGGTGTGTGCGTAACTGGCGTTACTTGGATATCTTCTACTTTGATAGACGTGGACAAGAATATAGCTGTAATGTCTGTACAAACAGATCAAAACAGTAGAAAAATAGATGAGTTACATGTCATGCTGAAGCCTATGTGGGAAGAATTTACAGGGCGCAGCTTTGAGAACAATGCCGTTTATAAGAAATAAGTGAGGTCTAACATGACTAGCGCGGTTAATTTAGGAGCAGGCTCCTGTCCAACTCGTAAAAGTAGTGTTGTACGCATGAAAAAAGGGGGGAAGGTAAAAAGTGGTGGTAAGATCTGTCCCGAAGGCAAGGCATGGGCTAAACGCACATTTGACACATACCCGTCAGCGTATGCAAACTTGGCCGCATCAAAGTATTGTAAAGACCCTAACTACGCCAAAAAGTCAAAAGGCGGAAAGAGGAAAGGAAAATGAGCTTAACAAAATCAAATAGGAAAAAAGTTCGTAAAGTCGTTAAAGGTTTAAACAAAGCCTCTAAATTACACGCAGGTCAGGCAAGAACTTTAAAACGTGTGTTAGGTAAGAAGAAAAGAGCCTAAAATGGGTCAGCTTAAAGAATGGGTGAAACAGGACTGGGTTAGGATTGGATCAGATGGCTCTATCAAAGGTAAATGTGGTACTTCAAAAGATAAGAGTAACCCTGATCGTTGTCTTCCTAGATCTAAAGCTAATAGTTTGTCGAAAAGTGAACGCGCTACGACGGCTCGTAAAAAGAAGCGGGCAGGCTCTAAAGGAAAAACTACAGTCGCTAATACGAAAGCTGCGAAGGTAACAGGTTTAAAAAATGGTGGGGCCGTGACAAAGCCCAAAAGACCGTTTAAAGGTAAAAGAATTGCGGGAACCGCGGTAGCACGAGGTTGTGGTGCTGTTATGGCTAACCGTAGGAAGAGAACCAAAGGTTCTGTAAGTCAAGCATAGGAGCGTAAAATGGCAAAAGAATTTATGACAATGGATGAGTATGCGTCTAGCCTTGTTGGCAACGTAGCCCCTACCATGAAGAAAAAAGGCATGGCTAAAGGCGGTAAAGTAAAAGCTAAAGGCATGGCCAGAGGCGGTAAGGTTGGCATGAAGAAGAAGGGTTATGCCAAAGGCGGTAAGGTCCAGAAGATGGCCGGTGGCGGCATGATGAAGAAAAAAGGTTATGCTAAAGGTGGTAAGGTCCAGAAGATGGCCGGTGGCGGCATGATGAAGAAGAAGGGCATGGCTAAAGGCGGCAAGGTATAAGATCTTGCCCTATCTTCAAAGTAATATTCCGCATTTCAAGTGTTGGGTGCGAAGAGAGTATACGTGTAATCACTCTAATTATCATGGCGAGTTTCTTCACGCTATGGCAATTGCAGTTACCACCATGCCCAGCCGGTGTTTAAGTTTTCAGATGATATTCACCGGCTGTGAGGCTGATGACACGGACGAACCTAATGTTCACGGTGGAGCCATGTGGGCCCGAATGCCCATAACAGCCCTTGTTGGTGACACGCCTTATGAAGAATGGCCAGAACCTATGCCTGTCCATTTGGCGCAACCTTGGGACTGTATGTCCCATACACACGCTGTTTATCGTTTAGATAGAGCTCATCCTTGTCCGTGGTTAGCTAAAATAGGGCCTGATTTTTTTCCGGCTAAATATTATTTCACTGTAGATTATACTGAAAGTGAGATAGCCGATGACCCTGCACAGCATAAACAAAGCCATGTTTTAGAGTTGTTAGACGCCGGTGAGTGGACTGGAAATATAGTGGCCTTACCTAATAATCGTGTTCGTGTTACACACCCAGCTTGGTTTGAAACGGGGCAAGGTGCACCAGATTTCTTACCTTCACAGCATATACACTATTCAAAGTCTGATTTAGACTATACAATGGATGTAAATCAGATCTTCGATAATTTGTATGCGAAGGATAAATAATGGCGGTATCAGGAAGCGTAAACTTTGAACTAGACGTAGCTGAGTACGTTGAAGAAGCGTTTGAGCGTTGCGGATTAGAAGTGCGAACTGGTTACGATCTAACCACAGCAAGGCGTTCTTTAAATCTTATGTTGGCAGAATGGGCTAACAGAGGATTAAATCAATGGACCATTGCACAAAGAACGCAAGCTCTTACTTCTGGCACTAGAACTTACGCTCTATCCGAAGATGTTATTGATATACTAAGTGCGGTGGTAACTCGTAGCAGCACAGACTTTGCTCTAACTCGTGTTAGTCGGGACGATGACTTAAATATTCCAAACAAAGCTACTGAAGGGCGTCCTACCCAGTTCTTCTTAGACAGACAAGTAACTCCTAGTCTTCGTGTGTGGCCCACTCCGGATAATAGCACAGATGTTATTGTATATAACGCTTTAACTCGTATTGATGATGGGGATGCTGCGGTCAACACAATGGATGTGCCGTTTCGTTTCTACCCCTGTTTAGCGGCGGGACTGGCTTACTACATATCTTTAAAAAGAGCTCCTAATAGAACTCAAATGTTAAAAGTTATTTATGAAGAAGAGTTTGAAAGAGCTATGGGGGAGGATCGTGACCGGTCTAGTTTCACCGTCACTCCTGAATACTCCTATTTTAGGACAAACTAATGGCTAGGTATGCAACCGGGAAATACGCTTATGCTATTTCAGATCGTTCTGGACTTCGCTACAGATATAAGGACATGCGTAAAGAGTGGAATGGTTTGCTTGTTGGAAAAGACGAGTTTGAAAGAAAGCATCCACAGTTAGGTCCTTTCCGAAAGGTGTTTGATCCTCAGACTTTACGTGATCCTCGTCCAGATAGACCTGAGATTTCTACTGAAAGTGTGACGATTACTTTTCCAATTTTTAACCAGAACACCCTTAGTTATGAACCTAAACTTCCTTCAATTCTTGGAGAAATAGGGACCGTTACTTTCGGTGGAGATGTGCATACACCTACTAGCCATCTTGTTTCGGGGGCTCAAGCGGCCACGGGTTCTATAGGTACTGTTACTGTTTCCGTAACAGGCGTTACAATCGCTGCCACATATACGGTTACTGTAGTGAGCGGTAATCCCGCAAATCACCCCTATTACAATGTGGGTTCTTCTAATAAATTTGCAATCAACGGGTCTACCGCTACGTCAGATGTATTGTTAAGTTTGTCAGAGGGCAGCACCTATAGGTTTGATCAAAGTGACTCCTCTAATTCAGGACACCCTTTAAGATTCAGCACCACCGCAAATGGGACACATGGTGGTGGATCTCAATACACAACTGGCGTAACCACAAGCGGTACACCCGGATACTCTGGAGCCTATACACAAATAACAGTAGCTTCCGGAGCTCCTACTCTGTATTACTATTGTACTAATCACAGTGGTATGGGTTGGCAGGCGAACACACCATGAGTTATACATACACAGAGCTAAAAACGGCTGTAAAAAATTACACAGACAATCAAGAAACAGTTTTTGTGTCTCATTTAGACACGTTTATTCGATCCGCTGAAGAACGTATATTTAAAAGTGTAGATTTAGAGTTTTTTAGAAAAAACGCATCTGGAACAATGACTTCTGGTAATCAATTTATGGCCACACCAGATGATTATTTAGCTTCTTTTAGTTTATCCATAGTGAACTCTAGTTCTAAAGAATTTTTGTTACAAAAAGATGTTAATTTTGTGCAGGAGTATAACCCTAATTCATCAACCACGGGTGTTCCAAAATATTACGCCATGTATGACGTAAATAACTTTATACTTGCACCTACGCCAAACGCATCTTTTGAAACAGAAATTCATTATTATTACAGACCTGTTAGCTTAACAAAAAGTAAGGTTAATTTAACGGTAAGCAGTGTTACTGGCACGTTTGCTGCTAATGAGACCATTACAGGTGGAACTAGCGGGGAGAGCACGACGATTAACTCTATCACGTCGTCTACTGTATTTGTAATAGTTTTGCCTACGGGAGATTTTACCGTTGGAGAGACGGTTACAGGGGGCACAAGTGGGGCTACCGGGACAGTTGTATCAACCTCTGCCGATACAACATTAACTTGGTTAAGCGAGAACGCGCCTAATGCTCTTTTGTATGGAAGTCTTATAGAGGCTTACACCTTTATGAAGGGTGAAGCGGATGTGATGAAGATGTACAGTGAGAGATTTATAGAGTCCTTAGTCAGGCTGAAAGACTTAGGTGAGGCCCGTGAAAATGATGATGCAAACAGGCAGGGGCTACCAAGAAGGGCCCGTTCGTGAAAATTGCTATTGTTGGACTAGGGGGCAGCTACGCTGACTATATTTCTGCCAGAGTTGCCTCTCAAGAATTTGATGAAACTTGGGGTATAAATTGTATTGGTGGCATCATACACGTCGATAGGACTTTCATGATGGATCCTGTATCTAGGTTTATAGACACAGAAAATGCCGGTTCTCAAACAGGCATAGCTCGTGAGTTTTTAGCTAAAAATACGGCCCCCATATATTCTTGTATAGAACATCCAGATTTCCCGGCTATAGAGTTGTATCCATTAGAAAAAATAGCTAAAGCAACTGGGCTATGTTATTTTAATAACACGGTAGCTTACGCTATAGCTTACGCCATTTGGAAAAAAGTAAAAAAAATATGCCTATTTGGCATAGATTTTACTTACAAAAACGTAAACATGGCTGAGTCTGGAAGAGCTTGTGTAGAGTTTTGGTGCGCTACAGCTATTTCCAAAGGCATAAAGATAGAGATAGCGCATCGATCGGGCTTAATGGATACCAATGTGCCAGAAAATGAAAAGTTATATGGGTATCATAGATTAGAGGATCCTTTAGTTCAAACGGTTGAGAATGGTAGTCTGTTGATAACAAAACAGTCCATGATTCAACCTCCAGAGCCAGTAGAGTCCGACCCTATAATTTTTGGGAGACATGACAATGTTTGATTTAGGTTCAGGAAGTGTGGGAGCCGTTAATATAATGACTTCCGAAAACGGTGGTTTATCTAATGATCAAATAGCAGAGATGCTGGCTAACAAACTTATTTATATTTCTGACGATGCTCCAGAACCCATCCGCTTACAAGCGGAGGCTTTTAAGGATCGAGTCCGAAATTTAGCACAATACTATATAGAGTTGGCTAGGAAGGAAGAACGTGCTAGTATTTGCGCCAAGGTCCGTGAGGCGGGTCAACATCAACTAGCTGACGCTATAGGGAGACTGTAATGGCAATAGCACAAGCAATGTGTACCGCATTCAAACAAGAATTGATGTTGGGTACGCACAATTTCGCAACAAACGGTAATGCTTTTAAGCTGGCTCTTTACGCAGAGGGTGGTGGCGGTAAGTCTAGCACTACAGCTACTCTTGGTGCAGCAACGACAGCTTACACAACCACGGGTGAGGTAGCCAACAGCGGCTCTTACACGGCGGGTGGTGGTACTCTTACTAAAGTTGCTCCGACCACTTCTGGTACGACAGCTTTGACTGATTTTGCAGATCTTAGTTTCACAACAGCTACAATTACAGCAATGGGCGCGTTAATTTACAACGATACAAATAGTGATAAAGCTGTTGCGGTTTTGGATTTTAGTTCAAATAAAACCTCTACTTCTGGGACATTTACCATTCAGTTCCCAACAGCAGATGCAAGTAACGCAATTATTCGGATAGCCTAATGAGGTAACCTATGTCGTTAACAGGATGGGGTAGAGGAACTTGGGGTGAAGGTGCGTGGAACCAAAGTGTTCCACTTGCTGTAACAGGGGTTGCTGGAACTACCGCATTAGGGTCTCCTACTGTACAAAATGTTTTGGAAGTCTCTGTAACAGGAGTTGCTGGAACAGGGGCGGTAGGATCTGTTAGCGTACTAGGTGCAGCAGCTTTTGCGGTTACTGGGTCTGCCGGAACAAGTGCGTTAGGAAACACTACCGAAACAGGGGCAGCAACTTTCGCAGTTACAGGAGCTTCATCAACTGCTACATTAGGAACAGGGACAGTAGCACCTATAGCTTCAATAGGCTTCTTTTTAACGGGGGTTTCAGCGACAGGCGCGGTAGGGGAAGAAATACTTTATAGACCAATAATTCCATCACAAACACCAAGTTGGACAGGAGTTACAGTTTCACAAACACCTAATTGGACGGATATAGCAGCGTAAGGACAGAAAAATGGCAAGCACCTATGTAAATGATTTAAGACTTAATGAGCTAGGTACTGGCGATGGTTCTGGTACTTGGGGAACAACAACAAATACAAACCTTGAACTTATAGCTGAAGCATTTGGTTTTGGCACAGAAGCTATAACAACAAATGCTGATACGCACACAAGCACTATAGCTGATGGGGCAGCAGATCCTGTTCGCAATATGTATGTAAAATACACAGGTGCTTTGGACTCTAACTGCACAATTACAATAGCCCCAAACACTATAAGCAGAGTTCATATAATTGAGAACGCCACTACAGACAGTGGTAGTTCTGGTCCTTATAGTATTATAATTAGTCAAGGGTCTGGAGCCAATGTAACTATACCAAATGGTCAGGTATCTATGGTTTATTTGGACGGTGCGGGAAGTGGTGCGGCCGTAGTTGATGCCCTTACTGATTTATCTATAGCTGGCACATTCAATGCTGCTGCCGATATTGTTGCGGCAGGGGCATTACAAGCCGCAGGAGATACTGCTGCCGGAGATGATGCCGCGATTGGTTTTACTGCGGCAGAGGGCCTGATCCTAACGGGCCAAGGCTCTACATCAGATGTTACTATTAAAAATGACGCGGATGCTACTGTGGCTTCCATTGCAACAGGCACAACAATTTTAACTGTAAATGATGATGTTACGGTAGTTGGCAGGGCAATCGGCAGCACAATAACGGCTGAAAATGATGCGACTTATGATTTAGCAACGGCAAATAATTTTACTACTACTACAGCCGGAACTGTAACGATGACTTTTACAAATAAAGCTGCGGGTCAATCAGGCTCTATTAAATTTGTAAATGGCGGTAATCATACAGTTAGCGCACACGCAGATGTAGCTATTAATGCAGACATATTAACTGCGCTGAGTGCAACAGGCACTTACTTTGTGACATATTATGTAACTGCGGCCAGTGGCAATAACACAATTCTTGTAGGTGCTACAGCTATCTTAACTTAGGACTAAATCATGAGTATAATTCAAGCAGCGGGTTCAGGCGAAGTAAGCACAGGCTTTTACAAGCTACTGCTTGACCAGTCGTTGAAGTTTGATGATGGGTTGAGTCAGCGATTAACAAGAACCCCTGCGTCTGCCGGTAATCGTAGGACATTTACGTTTAGTTGTTGGGTTAAACGTAGCCTTACATCAAGCGGTGATCATGTACTTTATTCGGCTGGTGCTGATGCTCAAAACCGATTTCAGATTTGGATTGATAGCAGTGACAGATTAGCTGTTTACCAAAACACATCTAATAGTGATCAAATTTATGTTTATACCACCGCTAAATTTAGAGATCCTTCAGCATGGTATAATGTAGTTGTTACAGTCGATACTACCGATGGCACTGCTGGAAA